AAAGCCGGGCATGGTTGTCCAACGTAATCCTTACCTGTACATGGCAACCGGGCAAATCGGTATCTTCGCAAGCATCTTCCGCGGTGGCGGCGTGCTTCAAAGCGAAGCATTCTACTATCTGACCAACGCTGCATAAGAGGTGATGACATGTCACGCAACAAGAATCCTGATGTCCAGAAGTCGATGGTTGCAGTAGCAGCCAGCGGCGGACAAGTTGGTGCGCTGGTCGGAACAAAGGTCGACGCGACCGGATACTCCCGCGCGCACTTCATCTTCAATTTCGGTAACGGCGCCGCAACGACCGCCGCACTTTCGGCGGGTATTGGACCCTGGCAGGCGTCCACATCCGGCGCAACTTACGCTGCTATCGCAAGCGCATCTCTGGCCGCTGTGACCTCCGGCGTGCTATCGAGCACCTCGGTCACGCTGGAAGTGGATGTACCTATTTCAGCGGGTACGCCCTGGCTGCTTGTCTCCGGTGGCTCACTGCTCTCGACAGCCGTCCCGCATTCGTGCGTGGTGGAACTGTACAACGGCATCAATCGTCCGCCAACAGCATCCAGCATCGAAGTCGTAACCGTCTAACACTACTGATAAGTAATGGGGGAGGCGAGCAATTGCCTCCCCCGGAAAGCGTTTTATCTTGCACATATTCCATTGGGTTCCCTCGTCTGGCGCGCCGCCTCCGTGGTCGTGCGTTCACTCGTGGGTAAACCTGCTCTTGCCTGATGGCGCAAAGCGGACATTTAAGCAGAGCGGCGCTGGCTCGGTTCGTGTCGTCTGGAATGATATTGTGCGGGAGTTTCTCGCAACCGACGCCGAATGGATATTCTCGACGCACCACGATGTTGTTTTCGTCCCTGAAACATTGAAGCGATTACTGTCCTGGGATAAGCCCCTTATATCGGCGCTGGTGTTCATGCGACATAACCCGGTCGTCCCACAGATTTGGAAATCCTACGATAGAGATGAAGGCCATTATGTGATGAGAATCAATGATACTCGCGAATGGTTCTACGATCATAAAGAGTGGATCAAGTTTGGGCCGTTCTTGATAGACCCCTGCCCCCCCGATGCGCTTGTCTCTGTCGGCTTCACCGCGACCGCCTGCACGCTGATACACCGGACTGTCTTTGAGGACATCCGCGCCAAAGTACCCGACCAGGGTGATGGCTTGTGGTTTGCCTGCGACAACGAGACTTCAGGCGGCGGGGAGGATCGGCGCTTCTACGAATACGCGCGGGCTGCTGGTTACGAAGCGTTTGTAGACCGCTCCTGTATAGCTGGTCATGTGGCTGGCGACATTCCCACATCCAGCGCCGATTTCATTGCTTGGGATAGCGTGAGTGATTTTCACAATACGGGAGAGCCTGTAATAAATGACAACCAAGAAAACTAAAGCACCCAAAACAAAGGCGCTTGACAAGATGCTGAAATACCATTCGAAGCATTGTACTTTTTGGGTATTTAGCTGTGATCGGCATTGTTCATGTGGACGCGATGAAGCCATAAAAGAACTTAACCAAATACTAGGCGTGCTACTTACCACTATGGGAACAGCATGACCACAAAACAAGTTGAAACCGCGACCGTCGTCGGGACAGTCACCGGCTCGGGGAATGCTACTGTGACCGTGACCGCGCTCGGCATGGCAAACACGCCGAAGGCTATCTCAGTCGCCGTCACTTCAGCAGATACCGCCTCCATTGTTGGCGGGCTGATACGCACGGCGCTGGCCTTCGATGTGGATGTGGCGGCGCTGTTTTTGGTATCCGGCAGCGGCGCGAATGTAGTCCTGACAAAACATATCGCGGTCGCCAATGATGACACGCTGAATATTGCCATTGCAAACGGCACTTGTACCGGCCTGACCGCCGCGCCAACATCCACGAATACGACCGCCGGAACGGGGATGACAAACGGCTACGTCACGCTGGCGCAACTCAAATCGTCTGACGTGCTGAATTTCTCGAACACGACCCATGATGAGATTTTGGAAACCATCATCGAAGCCGTCTCGCGCCTGATAGACAACAAATGCGCCCGCCGCTTCTTCTCCGCATCCGAAACGAGATATTACACCGCTGACGAAGGCGACCTGATGTTCGTGGATGACATCTCAACCTCAAGCGGGCTGACGCTTGTCACAGATGAGGACGGGGACAGAACGTATGAAACGACTTGGGCGACGACAGACTACGACTTGACATCATTCAACGCGACGCTGGATGGCTGGCCTTACCAGATGATAGAAACCACACCTGAGGGAGATTACTCGTTTCCTGGCACAAAAAAGGGCGTGAAAGTCACCGCCTCATTCGGCTGGGCGTCGGTTCCGAAAACTGTTGTGCTGGCTTGTATCCTGCAAAGCAATCGCGAATATAAACGCTTCAACACCGCGCTTGGACAGGCCGGGGCGTCCAGCGTTGGCACGATTACGCTAACCATCCCGGCGCTCGACCCGGATGTTGAAAAGCTCCTCTGTCCTTATGTGAGGATTACGTGACGCAGGACTATACCACAGCGGTAACGGAAGTTGCTGAGGTCGTGGCGGCGGTGGCGGGCATCGGAGCCGCGCCCGCGACGCCGCAGGAAAATATCAACGAACGGATTTTTGCACTGACGTATCTTATGACCTCAATGACCGAGATCAGCGAGACCGGGACGATGCAACACCTTGCGACAATTGCCGTTGACATCCTGACGCCGCATACCGACCTTGCGCAGAACATCGCCGCACTCCTGCCGATTGTAGACCTGGTTGACACGGCGCTCCTAACCGAAATCACGACCACCAGCCGCTTCTTTGACGGCTCGATTGACACTTTTGGGATTTTGCGATGGGAATTTCTGCCCGTATATATCTACTCTAGCGTGGATTGCGTCGGCTACCGAGCCATGCTTGAGAATGTGAAACAGAAGATAAACCTATGACGCAATTATCCATCCAGATCAACAACGCGGATATTGTGCGCCGAGGCTTGCAGGATTTGTCGGCGGAGATCCCGAAAATCGGGCGCTTGCAAATCTATCAGACATCACAGGCGATTGTCCGCCGGATGAAGATTTACCCGCCTGAGCGACCGGGGCAGAGATATATCCGCACAGGCAGGCTCGGCGGTGGTTGGATGATTATACCGAACACAAACGGCTATACCACGCGCAACGATACACCATATACAAAATATGTCGTGGGTAACGCCTATGGCTTGGAACAAGCCTGGATGCACGAAGGGCGCTGGAACCTTCTGCGCGACGTGCAGGAGGAGGAAGTCGCGAAACTTCCGAAGGCAATCGAAGAGGAGATCACGATGGTGACGCGCCGCGTAGGATTGTAAGGAGACAAACATGGCAATTAAATTGCATTACATTGGCCGGGGTGACGCGCTCATACACATACCCGCCCGCGACCTGATGGACGAAGATTTCGCCGAGCGTGCGGAACTCTGGAAGGAACTTGGAATAGATGAGGCCGGGATGCTTGCAAGCGGCCTGTATGAGAAACCAAAAATAGAACAGCCGAAGAAAATCAAAACGGCTAAGGAAGGTGAATAATGGCTGGTCGTAGAAGTTTGAGAAAGCTCCAGTTTTACAGGGAGGCAACAGCCGGGACAACCTCATCCGCGACATTTATTTTTCGCGGCATCGGGACGATCCTGGACAATATCCAGGTGCAACGTGTCAGTGAGGACATCGGGATTATCAGCGGCACGACCCGCACGAATGTACCCATGAAGGGTGGGACGCTGGCAATTAGCCAAACCCCCGCGACATTTGAGGGTCTCCTGCACATCCTTGAAATGAGTGTAAAAACCGTTGCCGGTTCCCAGGACGGCGCAGGGACTGACTACATCTATACCTATGCGTTCCCCACTACCGCAGGCAACGCGATCAAAACTTATTCCATCGAGGGCGGGGATGATAACGAAGTTGAGCGCATGGCGTATTGTTTCGTCAAGGACTGGACGCTATCCGGCAACGGGCGCACCGCATACCAGTTGCAGGCGAATATCCAGGGGCGCGCCCCGGCCCTGGGCGCCTTCTCAGCCGGTCTATCCCTGCTGGCTGTCAACAACATGAATTTCGGATTGACGAAAATCTATCAAGATGCGATTGGCGGCACGGTTGGAACGACGATCAAGTCCAATACGGTGCGGGGCGTCAATTTCAAGTTTGCATCAGGAATTGAGGCGAAGGATACCGCAGACGGGCGGCTCGACTTCTCTTTTGCACAGGGAACGGATTATGTAGTTACCTGTGATTTGGAATTCGAGCATGACGCAATCGCCGCCGCGCAGAAAGTTTTATGGCGCGCACAAACGCCTGTCCTACTGCAAGTCAAAGTCGAAGGTTTGACGGCATTCGCCACTCCCGGCACGACATACAGCGTCCCGACGATGAAGATCAATCTCCCCGGCTATTGGGAGAGCTTCTCGAAGATCGGGGAGGCCAACGGTAACGATATTGTGACAGGTAAGTTTGTGTCTGCGTACGATACCACAGCCGCCGCCGCTGGGTCGATCATCGTTGTAGTTGAATTGGCAACAGTTCCATAACGCGCTAATGCGCGAGAAAGTAGTTTGTAATGTCTGAGGATATACACATTAAGTTTTTGTTCGACGCGAAAACAGTAGGGAAGCGCCTGAAGTGGAAAGACATAAAAAAGGTGCAAAAATTCAGGCGCTTGAAAGCACAAGGCAACGATATTAACGACGAGTTTCTGGAACAAATCCAGATTCTATCCTGTCGCTTCATGGCTGACGAAAATAATCAGTACCTTCCGCAAGACGAAGCGTATGCAATATTTGATGAATTGAGCCGGGATGAAGCGGCGGATGCTATCAACAAATTTAGCGAAGCACTTGTGGAATCTACCATCCCAAACGCGAAAGGGGGTCAATTGAACTCTACTTCAGAAGTCGATTCCCTGACCCCGCAGACCTCCCCGGATGGTTCGACGTTGTAGTGTTGGCGTTCGCTTTGCATCAATTACCCTGGAAAATCACAGGCGAAAAACCGTCGCGCTGGCGGCGGTATGTATGGCAATTAAGGCTCACTTTATATATCAATGAATTGAATGCAAGGCAACAGCGCGAGATAGATGCAATGAGGAATCAATAAACGCCACGCTCGGCAATCATATGGCAACCTCTGCAAAGAGAAATTAGGTTTTTGAGAACGTTGGCCTCTTTATATCTTTCGATACCGAAATTTCTAAAAGGAACTTTGTGATGGACATCCAAGTGACGACCATATTCTCTTTCAGTAATGCCACAGTTCTGGCATGTGTACTTGTCGCGCTTGCGTGCGGAGCGTTTTTGCTGAAACCAGTTTCGACCATAGTTATGATCGTATTCTCCTCCGCGCCAATTCGGGTGCTTAACAGGGTCTTGTCGAATGTGGTTGTACCAGCATTTAGTAGAACAATAGCGGCTTGCCTTTTGTTTTCCTGGAACATAGTAAATCGTTTTGCATTGTTCGCAAATCTTTTCCAAAAGTGGCTTGTGAGGGCGGGTGCGTCCCTTGTTGGCTTTTCCTACGCGGCTAATAATTTC